TGAAGTGGATAAGCTCCTTACGGACGATTTACGCAGGTTTGAGCAGGGTGTTCTTAGACTGTGCCCTGCTAGCCTTAATCAGTCTCGCTTTGATGCGCTGGTATCCTTTGCTTTCAACGTAGGACTTGGGAATCTACAGAGGTCTAGTATTCGGATGAAGCACAACAGGGGCGATTTTGAGGGCGCTGCTGATGCGTTTTTGATGTGGACGAAAGCCGGTGGCCGTGAATTGCCTGGATTGGTTAAACGCAGGAAAGACGAACGGGCAATGTATCTATCATAGTGTCTCACTAACATGACGCGACTTAAATGATTGATACCATTGAAGAACTTTCTGAATCAATTTGTGGCAAAAAGATTGAATCTCTAGAGTTAAATGAAGACGGTCTCCATTTAACTATTGATGATGGAAGTATCTTAGTCATTGCTGGTGGTGTTTGCATTGGTCTGATAGAGCCAAACGTAACATTGCAATGAATCATCCGTACCCATTGATTGAGGTTGTTTGGGATGACGCAGCCAGTGGCGCTGGCTGGCATGAAATACAGGAGGTGAAATTTGAGCCGCAAATTGTAGTGACTGTCGGATTTCTGATTGCCGAAAACAATAAATACATAATCATCGGCCACACCTATTCAGAAGGTGCGTATGTGGGAGACTTTCAGATTCCTAAAGGAATGATCATTTCCAGGAAAGTCTTAAAGAGGGCAGCCAAAGGAAATAAACATGCCGCGTAAATCAACAGATGATGAGTTTATCAAAGTGTGGAATGAGTGTCATTCTCCCGCTGAAGTATCTAAAAGGTTAGGCATTGATGTTTCTAAAGTGCATTCGCGCAGGAGGGCTTTAGAAAAGCGGTACGATATTCGTTTAATTACTATTGATAAATTAGGCAGGTCAACTTGCGACCAGAGTATGTTTATTACTGCGGATCGCGTTGAAGTAAAGCTAAACATTGAAAACGGCATTGTTCTGGTTGCTGGAGATCAGCATTATTGGCCGAATCATGTGCCTGTGATGCACAAGGCTTACTGCCTTTTGTCAAAAAAATTTAAACCATTTGCGCAGATCTGGAATGGTGATGCTTTTGATGGAGCGTCAATTTCTCGACACCCTTCTATCGGATGGGAAAACAAGCCCTCTGTTAAAGAAGAACTGGAGACGGTCAAGGATAGGTCTGACGAGATACTGACGGCTTCTCCTAACTCCAAGCGTATCTGGTGCGCAGGAAACCATGACCTTCGCTTTGAGACTCGCATGGCTGCGGTGGCTCCGGAGTACAAAGGCGTATTCGGGATTCACCTAAAAGACCATCTTCCATCCTGGACTCCAGCTTGGTTTGTGAGTATTAACGAAGGGCAAGAATCTCACACTGAGATCAGGCATAGGGAAAACGGAGGCGTCCACGCTGGATACAACAACACCCTAAAATCCGGGGTTAATATAGTCACAGGCCACGACCATCGAGCTGAAGTCGTTTGTTATGACGACCGTCGGGGCCGGAGATATGGGGTTAGGCATGGCATGACTGCCGACTCATCCAGGGATGGGCCGTTTGTTAACTATCTTGAAGGCAGGAAGGTCAACTGGCAGTCAGCCATAGCCGTTTTAACTTATCGAAATGGGGTTTTACTACAACCTGAATTGGCGCTAAGATTCGATGATCAATCGTTCCAGTTCAGGGGCGAACTTATTAACGTCTAGCTACCGCGCCGCCCTCCTCCACGGCGATTTTCCCCGGTCTTGAGCCGGGGTTTTTTTGTCCTGACGGTTCGTTTCTTTGGAGGTTGTTTATCAATTGGTTTTTCATAAAAAAATGTGGTGCATAGCGCCACACACCCAAGCACCGCAACAAGAATCCAAAACAAATATTCGACTAAGTTCTCCATATAAACTCCTTCGGCTTAGTTACAGATTTTTCTTGCTTGCAGCAGTCACATACACCAGGTCTGAATGTACACGCATGGTTGTCCAACATCTTCCCTCCCAACAACCCGGCACAACCGAGGCAGATGAGGTCATACGTCATCGGGTCTTGCATCTCCCGAGGTTGGTCGGGGTTATCGTAGAACGATCTCATAAACAACTTCATTTGCTCTCCAGTTCAATCAACAGATCAATAAAGTGTTTTGCTTTTTTTAAATCTTCAATGCCATTTTTGTTGCGCCATCGGCTGATATATTTAATAACGCACCCCTCGATATACGTTAGTTTATTTTTGTGGATGTATTCAACGGGCTGAATAGCCATATCTTTGTAGTGCCCGCCGCCAATCTGAACGTCCAACGCATTTTCTGTCATGTGTTTTTCTCCTTTAGATGGTGTAGAGCTTTTCACCTTCTTCCCATATGTTTGGAAAGTGGTTCTCCGGGCATTCTTCGTAGGTGCGGGCGACTGTGTAGCCTTTCTTTGGGTATGCATCCTTTCCAATGAACCGCATAAGCCTCGCCACCGGCTCCTGCTTCTCTGCCTGCTCGATGGCGGTGCGAATGGTGTGGAGGGATTTCGTTGTTGAGTCGAATATACGCTTCCACGGAAACGGGTAACTCCATTCAGTCCCACCCCATACGCGCTGGCATTCCGCTAGGTGCTTGCAATACTCCAACGCCTCCAGCGCCTGCTTCATGGCTTCGATGCTCATTCCTCTCCCCTTGCTCTGATGGCGGCAGCACAAGTTACAGCGGCCAACGACTCTCTCACGGTATCTAATTCTCCAGCTTCTTTTTCACACACCTTCGCACACGCCTCACGCTCTGCTGCGGCGACGAGGGTGGCAAACCTTTCTAGGTCTTCTATCCAGCATTCAGCCCCTAACGTGCCATAGCGAACAGAGACGCCAGCCTCTTGCGCCAGCTTGATGATGTCATCTCGGTTCATGCCGAACCTCCACGCCGCTGATTGTTGTTCTGTTGACAAGGCCACACTCGCTTCAAGGCAGCGGCCACAATGAGGTCTGCCGTCTGGTTCCGCACTTCAGGGTTATCGCGCAGGTAGGCGAAGATAATGTCCCTGATCTGCCCTCTGGTGATCCCCTCTGAAGGGCAGAAGTGCCGCCACTGCGCTGCATCTGAAGCTCCACTCGTGTAGCCGAGGCAGTCCATGATGTCCGCGAACTCTCCGCTGCTGCATATCCTGAAAAGAGATTGGTAGGGGCGGCGGGAATCGAACCCGCAAGCCTGGCGGCGAGGGATTTTAAGTCCCTTGTGTTTACCAATTTCACCACGCCCCTAAACCTTACTTCTTAAGAAACTTCTGGAAGGTCTTTCTGATGTCAGTATCGTGCGAAGCTGTCGGACGGAACTTGCAGTTCCGATCCGTCACATCTATCCCGCGTTCTTTAAGGTATTGCTTCGCGGATTCAAGTTTATCGGTATAGCTTTGAGAGTGCGTCATTTGCGATTTCCTCAAGTTTTGCTGCATGATCTGAATGGTCGTTTGTTTTTTCTTCCAAGACTCTAATAACATCTGCGGCCACCCTTAGTTCTTCGCACAGGTTTTTGATAACGTCCCTGAGTCTATCTGCGATGAGTTCGTGCTTTACCACGGTATGTCATCCTTCATCGCGCCTACGGTTCCGTTGTCCTTACTCGGAGCGTTTTCAGTCCGGCCCATGACTTCTTTGCCGATCTTCATACGGATAAACTTGTTTCCGTTTCTGTCGGTTTTGTTATAAACGTCGAGGTAGTGAGTCTTGCCGTCCGGAAGGACTACTTTCCCTCGGAAGTCTGCGTGCCAGTCTTCCTTCTTCTCGTTGAGGAACGCGGAACCTTCGCCTGGTTTCATTTCGTATGCCATATATCACCTATGAGTCAATTGATAAAACATCTCGTCTACTTCATCGAGGAACTGGATTGCAGCTTGCTCAACCTCTTTTTTTTCTTCCTGCGCGGGCTTGTAAATCTTGTGAAACAGTTGCATTCCTCCTGGGAGTCTAGGATCAAACGCAACAAAATGAACGAAGTCTCGACCAGTACACAGACATTGAACAATCATCTGCGCTTTATAGTCTGAAGGAACTTCATCATTAAGTAAATACTCCAGCATCGTTTTTTCTGTCGGGCATTTGACTTCGATGAGACCTCCGTCTGAAGTCATGCCGTCAGGTGATGCTCCGAAGTTTTCGATAGTAGGATGATTGACAAACCCAACGTCTTGGATCAAAAGACCCGTGTGCTGCTCGAAAGCATCCTTCGCAATCGGCTCATGCTCAATGCCGTGTTGCATTGCATCATTTACATACTTTGGGACGATCCTGTTAGTCAGGCGCTCCAGCAGGATTTCCTTCTTCAGATCCCACCGCTTTGAGGAGTCCTCTGGCTTCTTGCCAGGCTTTGCTTTGAGGAATGACATAGCAGCAGACATACGGGAAGCCGTGAGCTTCCCTGTACGCTCTGAGTGCCATTCTCCGGTGTTCTGGAGCTGGTTGGCTTCTCTCACTGAAGTTTTCCTTTCATGGCGTCTTTAACGTCTGCGACAGCAGCTCGTTCTGAAGGCGTCATCTTTTGATAGATTTCCTTCAGTTCATTCAGATTTTCGCAGGACTCAAGCATAAATTTCAGGACATCATGGTCGCGGTCTGATTCTTTCTTTTCAACGACTACTGATGCTTTAGGCTTAGAAGCTGCATTACCGTCATCGTCTTCGGGCGCAATCCCACAAGCCGCCTGTAGGCTGTAGCGACGGGCATAGGTCAAAGCACTACCGTAGCCCTGGGGATCTTGCTTTGATGCTGGAACATCTACCGTAGCCCTGGGGATCTTGCTTTGATGCTGGAACATGCAGACGACCGCCTGATACATGCTCACCAGACTCGTGCATGAAGATGGTTTCTACGATCACCCCGTTATCGCACGGATGCGTGAATTGCATCAGCATGATTCCGTTGTTGTTGAGGGCGTCAATCACGGCCTCGACGCACGCAGACAGATCCGCATACCTGCTGCGGAAGTGCGGGTTGGTCGAAGTTTTCAGGGCAGGCCCGAATTCTTTCTGAGCCTTTACCAGTGCGGATGAGATCTCTTTCATGCTTCTTCCTTTTCGTTAAACGCAGACAAGTCTTTAGTGAAAATCCACAGCTCTGAATCCACCCCATTGTCCGTAATCGTGATGCGGACATACGGGCCAGCAGCGCCTTCAAGGTTTTGATTCTTGACTACCCTTGTTCAGCAGCCCACGCAACATCCCTAGTAGCGGCCCACGCAGCATACGCAGCAGCCCACGGAGCATCCCTCGTAGCAGTCCACGCAGCATCCCTCGTAGCATTCCACGCAGCAGCCCGAGGAGCATCCCACGCAGCATCCCGCGCAGCCTCTAGTTCCTCGTCTGTCGCCTGTCCCTCGGCGTATCGTTCGGCCACATCAAGCGCATTGATACTTCTAGGGTCGGTCATCAGGTGCTGCACCCTGCGGGCGCAAGCTACGGCATAAAGCCTCATCTCACGGTCATGTTTATCAACCGCCCGAAGACACCACAGCGCGTCATCTAGACCATTGTTCTCCAGTATTGTGACTAATGGCAGCGGCTCATCATCTGCCTGCGTCTTGCCGAGATGCCGAAGCAGCTTCTCCCACCCATCCTTGCAAGGGCCATGCTCTCGGATTTTGTTAAGGGTTGTCGTAATCATTGTTTTCCCCACGGACATTTATGCAGAGTGCATTCCAGCTCGTAATAAAGATGGTCGCCAGTAGCGAACGGATCGTGAACAACGTTCACGAATTCGCAGTCATCACACTCAGGTATATTGCATACCCCGCTGCCAGGACGGTGCGGGAATTTATAAGCACTGCAAGTGCAGTTCATGCTATCTCCTGTTTTTCATCCGGTCTTCAGGTTTCGACCGTGGAGGCATGGTAAACAGTTAAATCATATCTGTCAACATTTATTTTCTGTTAATAATCAATAGTTTATAAAAAAGATGAAAAATAACTTGCAGACAGATGGATGATGATAGACAATCCTTTTGCCTGTGAAAAAGACAGGTCGCTCTGTGGCGGAGCGTGAGCACTGATGAGCCCTTACGCATGGGTTTTGGTCAGGAAAGCGACTTATCAGTGCTTGCGCTTCTCCCAGCCACGACCTGAACCCAGCCGTAAGGGCTTTTTCATTGGCCGCACAAAAGGCCAGTGCGTAAGCAAGAAGGCCCAGTCGGGGTAGAGGCCGCGGGATAAGTAGCCGCGGAGTCCGGGGGAAATCACCTGCCATACCCTGCGAGAGTGGTCTAGGCCACCCGCAATAGCGTTGTTACGCGATACGGCACCTAGCATAGCCCGATGATGTACATAGCAGTGAGGGCTGAGTTTATCAAGCGCCAGCTTGATGGTTGGCTCATGCTTAAAAAAAACATTGACAAGGTTAAATTTAAGAGTAATCTACGGATTCCTTAAACGGAGGACATATGGAAGACTTCGATAAATTCTGGCAAGCATATCCCCGCAAGATTGCGAAGGGTGACGCTAGAAAAGCGTGGACGCAAACACAAAAGATCCGGCCAGAGCTGGATTTTATTTTGCGTGCGATAGAAGCTCAGAAGGAGACCTGGGAAAATCCTAAGTTCATCCCTTACCCTGCGACTTGGTTAAGAGCTGAACGTTGGGATGATGAGGTAATGCAGGTGCATTCACCTAAATCCAAGTCAATGGAAGCCATCATCATGCTGGAGAGGATGAAACATGGCTCCCATTAATCCTGCTCGTGGTAGTCAACTGCCGCAGTCAAAGCTGACGGAAGAAGATGCCAAGCTCATCCTTAAGTGCGTGGAAGAACGTGAGAAGCTAAGGCACGAGGCTGCACAGTTAAGCAATTCCATGCTGGCTAAGAAGTTCGAGGTTCACGTTAGAACGATTGAGCGCATCACTCAGCGGAGAGGGTGGATTCATGTCTAACTGGCTGCGGAATGAAATCATTGAAGGAATCCAAAGATTGACGGCTTTAAGATTAAGGAACTGTCCTGGGACAGACCTCCTACCAGGGACTGTTGAAGTGTGGTTTGATGTGATTTCATCTCGACCAGTTACATGGGATCAAAGGCTGGATTCGGAAAGGATAAAAACCGCTTTTAGGGAGCTGTGCGCAACCATAGATCATTGGCCGACTCCAGCGGATCTCATAAGAGTCATGCCCCCTAGAAAGCCAGCGTTGATGCTGACGTATCAAGAAAAAACACAGCACACGCCGGAAACAAAAAAAATGCTAGATGACTTAATAAAGAAGCTAACCAAAAATGCTAACCAAAAAACAGATTAAAGCTATAAATGATGTTGTTGATCAGAAGATGGGCAATAAATTCTGTTTTAAGTGTAATTGCCATCGCCCGTTAGAAGGAGGAGGATTAGTCTTCATCAATAAAGCTACGCGGTTTTTGTGCAAACAATGTATGGACAGAAGGAAGGTTAAATGAACATCATATCATTAGGCGCAGGAGTGCAATCAAGCACAATGGCATTGATGGCAGCAAAGGGTGAAATAGGCCCAATGCCTGATTATGCAATTTTTGCCGATACGCAATGGGAGCCGAAGCACGTATACACTTGGCTTGATTGGCTAGAAAAACAACTGCCATTCCCGGTAAAAAGAGTAACTAAAGGAAATTTGCGAGAAGATACAATTAGAAAGCAAAACAGCACTGGAGGAAGAGTTGCTTCTATTCCCTGGCACATGACTATGCCTGACGGAAAAGGCGCGATGGGCCGTAGACAATGCACCGCAGAATACAAAATCGGCCCTCTTATTAAGGAGGAAAGAAGATTACTTGGTTATGCTCCTAGAAAAAGAATTCCTCCAAATTCTTGCAATGTTTGGATTGGCATTTCTACAGACGAAGCATCGAGGATGAAACCGAGCAGGGAGAAATGGTCTGTTAATAGATGGCCGCTTATTGAATTAGGAATGTCTAGGCATGATTGTTTGCGCTGGATGGAAAAAAACGGATACCCAACTCCTCCAAAATCATCATGTATAGGTTGCCCATTTCATTCAGATACAGAATGGCGCTTAATAAAAGCGGATGAAGAATCTTGGAAAGATGCGGTAGAAATTGACAAAATAATCCGTAATCCAGTCGGGGGGATGCGAGGCAAGCAGTTTATGCACAGATCAAGGGTTCCGCTTGATGAAGTAGATTTTTCTACCGCTGAAGATATGGGCCAACTTGATATGTTTAACATGGAATGCGAGGGAATGTGCGGAGTATAAATTATGGACATTAACGATTATCAAAAGCTGGCAATGAAAACTAAGAAAGCACTCGGAGAGTCTTTCGACCTTGTGCACTCTGTTTATGGTCTTTGTGGTGAAGTCGGAGAATACGCAGACGCCGTGAAGAAGCATCAGATCTACGGTCGAGGTTTTGACATCGAGAACGCTGCGGAAGAAATTGGTGATGTTATGTGGTTCTGCGCGTTAGCCTCCGAGTGTTTGGGGATTGACTTAAACGAGATTGCCAGGCGGAATATCGAAAAACTAGCTAAAAGATATCCAGACCGCTATTCGGATGAGTTAGCAGAGAAGCGACTTGATAAGCTGTGATCTACAAGGTCATGTCTATGACTTTAACTGTGAGGAATGCAAAACACGGTTCATCCTTACAGAGCCATGCAAAGTCTATCGCAAGGCTTTAGTAGATCATTTTTCTAAAAGATACGGAGAGTTCCAGAAATGGAAAGAGAAACCCCACTGCTCTTGTCAGGGAAGGTGCGCAAGAAAGGCATTTATCACTCGTTCACGGTCCAGTTGAGTGATGAGCTGAAAGACGCTATTGTTTTACAGTCTATGACTGATTGTCTTGAGTCGTTCAAGAAAGACCTTAAAAGTAAGGTCAGGGTCTTTGACTACGACCCTACTAAAGACAAGAAGATAATTAAAGAGCATATCGACGCGCTGGAAAAAATCATTAAACTGTATCAGCTATGAAAAAGAAACTTCCGACGTTATCGGCCCTGGAGAAGAAGCTCGACAAGATCTTTTCGGAATACATCAGAAGGAAGGATGCTGATCACGGCGGGACTGTAGACTGCTGCACCTGCGGGAA